GGCGTGGTCTGCGGCGTGGTCTGCGGCGGGGTCTGCTGCGTGGGATGCGGCGCGGGCTTTAGCGTGGGAGGCGGAGGCGGCGCGGCCTGCGGCGTCGATTGCGGATACGGCTGCGCTGTGGGCTGCGGAGCGCGCATGGCAGCGCGAAGAGTTGGAGCGGATGCTCGGGGAAGGAGGTGGCGCGTGAGCCTCAACCGAATCCCGCGCGACCCGAACGGCAAGCTCATGGTCTGCATGGAGCAGACTAGCGCACTCCGCATCGCGGAACTGCTCGACCTCATGTCGCAGACGCTCGACCGCGAAGACACCAGCGACATGGACGAGGACGAATGCGCTTCGCACGACCTCGACATCGATGATTCGATCGTGTTCCGAGACGCGCTGCGGCGCATCGTCGCGGACCTCAACCCCAAGAAGAAGGAGAACTGACATGCCAACGATCTACGAAATCTCAGAGGACATGGCCGCGCTCGACGCGCTGCTCGCGGAGACTGGCGGCGAGATCACGCCGGAGGCCGAGGCCGCGTTCAACGCGTTCGAGGCGGAACTCGCCGCGAACCTTCACGCCAAGACGGACGCGTACTGCGCGCTGATCGCGGAGATCGACGCCAGGGCGGCGGCGCGCAAGGCCGAGGCCAAGCGCCTCGCCGACCGCGCGAAGACCGACGAGCGCACCTCGGACGCGCTGCGCGAGCGCCTTCGCTTCGTGTGGGAGACGCGCCGTCTCGGCAAGGTCGAGACCGATCGGTTCACGGTCAGCCTCGCGAAGAACGGCGGCAAGGCACCGCTCGACGTCCGCTGCGGCGTTGACGAGCTGCCGGCGTGGGCCGTCAAGCGCGAGACCGTCGTGACCGTCGACAGGGACGCGATCCGCCAGCGTCTCGACGCGGGCGAACCGCTCGACTTCGCCTCGCTCATGGAGCGCGGCACTCGCATCAACATCAAGTGAGGACGCAGTTCATGGCTCTGAAGTTGACCACATCGAACAAATCCCGCCGCCCTTCGTTGAGCCGGAAGGTGCGCGCGGGTCTGGCCGAGATCGCGGATGCGTCTCGTCCGGAGACTGTGGAGGCGATCGCCGCCGTGGCATGGATTCGCCGAACGATCGCCGTGGTAGAATCGCGGCATCGACGGCAGCATGACGCTGGGCGGTGTACTCCTACCGCAGTCGACCCACGCTGAGCGCGGGGGCGAAAGCCCCCCGCTCGGCGCGGAGGAGCGAAGGAGCAAACGCCGCATGACGCGGCAGAATGGAGACGACATGACATCACGCAACAAGCCGTCCTACTCGCAGACCGTGCGTAACGGGCTACTGCTCATCGCGCTCCGGCACACGCCGACCACGGACGAGGAGCGCCGCGCGATCGCGTGGATCCGCGAGATGAACGCGTGGCACATCCAGGTCGTGCAGCCGGCGGAACGCAGGGTCAACATGGGCAGGAAGACACGCACCACGAAGGAGGCAGCATGAGCCCCAGCCAGCAAGACGCCATCGGGAATCTGCTGAATATGTTGAGGCGCGACGGATTCGAGTCCTATCACTCCGCGTTCACCGCGCTCGTCGCGGAGCGGGACGCGCTGCGGAAAGAGCGCCAGATGTACTGGGAGTCCTGCGATGCGCTTGAAAAGCAGAACTTAGACCTAAGGAACCGTGTAGAGGAGCTGCGCACAAAAGAGGACAGCTGGAAGTCGGCGCGAAAAATGGCACTGGATGATATTGACAAAGCCGACGCTGAGCGCATAGCGGTCACTGTGGGCGAGCCTCCGGACCACCAGCCGCTTGCTTTGTTTCTGTGGATGAGAGAGGTCACGCACATGTTGTACCACTCGCGGGATCGCTATGACGAACAAAAAGAACAATTGGTGGCTCAGTACTACTCCACCATTGCCGAGATGCGGAAGGAGAATAGCGATGGAAAGTGACACGTCAATTGAGATGCTCGTTGCCAGAAAGTGGGACGGCAACGAGTGGCGTTACCCCAACATTGAGCAAATGGTCGAAGAGAACAAGCTCCTCCGCGCCGAACTTGCCTCGATGGAGAAAAAGCGGGATAGAGCTATTAAGCAGCGCGACAAGGCAAATGAAAATCTTTGCGAGGCGTGCAAACTCATTTCATCGCATCATTATCGTTGGACAAGAAAGTGGCCGTGGGAAATTGCCGCTGAACGCGGCTGGGACTGCTTCAACGAAGGAGGTGGCGCGTGAGCGACAACAACACGCGCCAGCAAATCTTGGCGTATGTACTGCCCAAGGAAATCGAGCGATGCCAGCAGTTGCTCGTTGACTACGCCCAGATCGGCGTAGCCGGAGCCTACGCCCGAATCATGATCCGCGCCGAAATCGCCGCCGCCCACAAGGCCATGATGGAAGGCGATGTGGTCGCAATGCTTCGCGCCTACGAGGCGCTGAAAGGATGTCAATGAACGACAACGACATCGACGCGCTGCTGAAGGAACTGCGTGGTCACGCAGCCAACGGCTACAAGACCTGCCAGTACTTCGCGCTGACCCTGCTCGTCGCGGAGCGGGACGCGCTGCAGAAGCAGCGCGACGAGGCGCGGGAAAATCTGCGCGAAGCCTGTGATGAGATTGCAATACGAGTGAACACGCACGCAATGTCCATGAACAAGACAGCGGAGATAATCGCCGCCGAGCGCGGCTGGGACTGCTTCGCGCAGGAAGGGGGTGGCGCGTGAGTGACATTGAAGCCCTGATCTCGCGCCTAACCGATTGCCAGCGCCAAGAGTTTGCGCTTGCGTGTGCGCGGCGCGTCCAGCACCTGATGACCGACCCGCGATCCGTTGCAGCGCTCGACACGCGGGAGCGGTGGTTGCGCGGCGAGGCGACGGACGAGGAGATGGCTGCGGCGTTGGCTGCGGCGTGGTCTGCGGCGTGGTCTGCGGCGGGGTCTGCGGCGCGGGCTGCGGCGTGGTCTGCGGCGTGGTCTGCGGCGGGGTCTGCGGCGCGGGCTGCGGCGGGGTCTGCGCGGTGGTCTGCGGCGGGGTCTGCGCGGTGGTCTGCGGCGGGGTCTGCGGCGCGGGCTGCGGCGCGGGCTGCGGCGGGGTCTGCGGCGTGGGCTGCGGCGTGGGCTTTAGCGTGGGAGGCGGAGGCGGCGCGGCCTGCGGCGTCGATTGCGGATACGGCTGCGCTGTGGGCTGCGGAGCGCGCATGGCAGCGCGAAGAGTTGGAGCGGATGCTCGGGGAAGGGGGTGGCGCGTGAGCGATATCGAAAACATGATCGACCGCCTCACAGATCGCCAGCGCCATGAGTTCGCGCTTGCGTGTGCGCGGCGTGTCCAGCACCTGATGACCGACCCGCGCTCCATCGCGGCGCTCGACACTCGAGAGCGGTGGCTGCGCGGCGAGGCGACGGACGAGGAGATGGCTGCGGCGTTGGCTGCGGCGGGGGATGCGGCGTGGGATGCGTCGCGGGCTGCGGCGTGGGCTGCGGCGTGGGCTGCGCGGGCGGCTGCGGCGGGGGCTGCGCGGGATGCGGCGTCTGCGGCGGGGGATGCCGAACGCGCATGGCAGCGCGCCGAATTGGAGCGGATGCTCGGGGAAGGGGGTGGCGCGTGAACTGGATCACCGGCATCAACCGAGACGGATGGCCGACCGCGATCCCGCTCGACCGCGTCGAGGAGATCAGACTCGACCCTCGTACCGAAATCGGAAGCGTCGAAACGCATATCGATCTGCGCGACAATCCAACGAACTCCGAGGTGTTTACGATGGCCATCGTCACCGACGCGGCTGGGCTGAATCTGACGATGGGTGGCCTATGCCGCATGGTCAGGGAGAAGGACAGCCGATCAGGGGAGCGTGTCGATTGACGGACTCCGCGGCCCATACGACTGCGACCCGCAAGCCGAGGTCGGTGACGATCAGGCTTCCCCTGCCGTCGCGTGAACTCTCCCCGAACGGGCGGTTCCACTGGCGATCTTCGGCCCGCGCGAAGAAGTTTGCGCGCCTCACCGCGAAGTACGCGACCGAGGCGCAGGCGGGTTTCGCGCGCGCCGGCCGCGAGATGGCGAAGGCGACCTGCGAGGCGCGCTTCTACTTCAAGCAGGACCGCCGACGCGACCGTGACAACCTGCTCGCCTCGCTGAAGGCGTACTTCGACGGAGTGGCCGACGCCGGGCTCGTCCGCAACGATTCGGACATGACCTACCTTCCCGTCGTCGTGGCGATCGACAAGGCAAACCCGCGCGTCGAGCTGCACATCACGGAGACCGAATGAGGAAGCGCGGAACCAAGACTTCGGAGATGGGCTGCGTCGTGCGCCAGGTGCGGCGCGGCGACACGATCTACATCAAGCTCGGCGAGCAGGTGCTCGGGTTCATCGAGTGCCTCGATGTCCCCGCAAAGGCCCGCCTTGCGTTCACCTTTCACAAGTCGCTCAAGATCGAGCGGCAGGAAACCACGGAGGAATCCAATGCAGGAGCATGCGTCGACGGAGTTCACAAGGGCTGACGAGCGGGCGTTGTTCGACCGGCTGTACATCATCGCGGGCATCGGCTGGGGCATCGCGATCTTCGCGCTCGGCTTTGCGATGGGGGTGCTCCGATGAGCGCCGAGTACGGATTCCGCGCGCCGCCGTCGCTGCAAGGTCTGCCGCTGTTCGCCGCGAACGCGCGCACGACCGACCCGCGCACCTCGCGCGCAGCCGCCGCGAGCCTCGACGCGCGCAGCCACCTTGCGACGCTGTCGCGGGCCTACCGCGAGGCGGGAGAGCGCGGCCTGACCGACGAGGAGGCGGCTACCGCTACGGGCCTCGCGTCCGCGTGGAAGCGTTGCAGCGACCTGCGGAGGCTGGGGTTCATTACCGCCACGGGCGCGACGCGGCGCGGCTCGAGCGGGCGCGAGGGGATCGTGTGCCGGTGGCAGGGAGACGGGGCATGACCACACCGAAACCCATCCCATGCTTCGGCGGGCCGCTTGACGGCAAGACCGCGCCCGGTTACGCGATGCACCACGAAGTCGATCACAACGGCACGACCGTCAGGTACAACCGCATTAGGTACGCGCGCTGGCTCGTGCTTGAGAGCGGCGAGAAACGCTTGCAGACGGCGTACATCTTCGTGACCGACGAGAACTTGCGCGTGGATTTCCAACTGCCGTTCCACCGTCACGCGGAACCCGACTGGACGCCGACCGATGAGGAGATCCTCCGGCAGGCGGAAGAGGAGGGGAAGATATGACCAGCGACACCGAACCACACGCCGAACTGCGCGAGGAACTGGACGATCTCTTCGCGCTCGTACACGCCCTCCCGCCGGACGAGACCATCCGCGTCCGCGCCGACCGCGTCCGACACATCTGCGACCTCTTCGCGCAGGTCATGGACGACGCGGTCGAACTCACCGAGCACAACCGCGCGCTCAAGAACACCGTCAAGGTCGGGGACCGCCTCATCGGTCGCCTGTCAGGCATCGACACACAGAAGGAGATCATCTAGCCATGCTCAAGAAGGCCACGCTCGTCATCGCGCTCGTCGGAGTCCTCATGCTCGTCGTCGGAATCGTCAAGGACGACAAGGCCGTCGCCGCGGTCGGGCTGCTCCTCGGAATCTGCTTCGGGGTGTTGCGGGCGCTCCTGTCCGTGTCTAGACTCTTCTGACGAACTTCCCCCAATAGGCGAGCCGCCGCCGAGCCTCATCGGTGGCGGTTTGCTTTTTGCCAAGGACCGATCCGTACCCCGTTCCGCGCCGATGGCTACGGCATGGATGCACGCGCCGGCAAGCACTCGCCACAGGTGACCGTCTGCCATCTCGCGCTTGACAAGGCCGACGCACACCAATGGTTCCTGCTCCGCTCCGACGCGCACCACGACTCGACCGCGTGCGATCAGGACTTCGAGATGCGCCACCTCCTCGAGGCCGAGCGGCGCGACGCGCTCATCTGCGACGCAGGCGACCTCTTCGACTGCATGAACGGGCGGTACGACAAGCGCGCCGACCGCGAGCACCTGCGCCCCGAGTACCAGCACGGGCCGTACATGAACCGCCTGATCGAAGTCGCCGAGGCGCGGTACGCCCGCTTCGCTCCGCGCTGGCTGCACATGTCGCCGGGCAACCATGAGACCGCGGTCGCCAAACACAACGACTTCGACCTGACGCAGCAGCTCTACGCGCGGCTGAAGCCCAACGCGCCGTTACTCAACCTCGGCCGGTACGCGGGCTACATCCGAGTCCAGATCACGAAGAGCGACCGCCGCGTCGGATCGGTCGTCATCGCGTACCACCACGGGTTCGGCGGGTCCGCGCCCGTCACGCGCGGCGTCATCCAGACGAACCGAATGGCGATCGCCTACCCCGACGCCGACATCGTGTGGGCGGGGCACACCCACACCGAATACTACCTGTCGATCGCCCGCCAGCGAATCGACAACTGGAACAATGTGACGCGCGACGAGCAGCTCCACATCCGATCCCCTGGCTACAAGGAGGACACGGGCGGCGGCTCGGGCTGGGCCGTCGAGAAAGGATTCATGCCGCAGAGCATGGGCGCGTGGTGGCTCAAGGTCGGCGTCGAGCACAGGCCGATTCCCGGCAAGCGCAACGGCAACTATTTCCCCACCTACACCTTGGAGGCCGCGAAATGAGCGAGGAGCCGAAGGAGCAGCCGAAGCCGTCCAAGCCGAAGCAGACGCCTTCCACGCTGTCCGCCGAGGACATCGAGGCCGGCACGATGGCGCGTCTCTGCCGCGAGGCCGTCGAGGTCGTGGGCGCGGACGCGGTCTTGGTCGTGTGGACGAAGCAGCGGAAGCGCAAGACCACGATCTGCCAGACCGCGCTCGGGAACGGGCTGACGGTCGCGGGCCTGATGCGATGGGTCGCCGAGAAGGTCGAGGAGTCCGAGGAGGAACAGGACGAGGAAGAGGACGAGGACGAGGACTGATCGCGACCCGCAATAAAAGGCGCGGTGTGGTCGCGTTCGCCTCGCGCCGATGAAGGAGTGACGATGGCAGAAGACAAGGAAAGGCGGCGTCCACAGATCGCGACCGTGGTCGGCATCGGGCAGATTCTCGCCATGATGCTTGGCTTCGGCTCGGTCATCTACGCGCTCGGCCAGAAGGGCGAGCAGCTCGACCGCGCGCGCGCCGACATGCACGCGCTGTCGGACGCGGTCGCCGACCTCGCGTCGGCACAGGCATCCGCGGCGGTCGCGGATGCGAAGGACAAGTCCTCGATCGAGGACATCAAGCGGCGCATCGACGCGCTCGAGCGCGTTCTCGAGTCGCTGCGTATCCGATAGGAGACACCATGAAGGGTTCACACAAGACCACGCTCGCAGGCATCGGCGCGATCCTCGTCGCCGGGGGCTCGCTTCTCCAGGCGCTGTTCGACGGCAACCCCGCGACCGAGCCCGACTACGCCGCGCTCGTCGCCGCCGTGATGGCCGGCGTCGGGCTGATCTTCGCGCGCGACAACGGAGTGACCTCCGAGCAGGCGGGCGCGAAGTGAACGGATGCTGCGAGCGGAGCCAGTACGAAAGGCTGCTGCGCGCAGCCGACATCGCCGACAGGCTGATGATCCTGCACGACTCGCAGATGTTCTCTTTTTGGATGGACATCAAGCGCGAACTGGCCGCGGCTTCCGAGGAGATCCGGTCGCTTCGCCATCAGCTCGAGGATCTGAAGAATGACAAGGCTTGAACTTCGGAGCGTCGAATGCGTGGAGTCATCGAAGGGATCGTCGTCGCGCTCCTCGGGTGGCTTCAGCGTCTCGCCGAGCGTGGAAGCGTTGGGGTTGATTCGCCTTCTGATCGCGGCGCTCTTCGCCGCGGCGGCACTCGCATACGCAAGTGGCTGCGCGAGAACGGTGCTCGTCCCCGAGTCGGCCCCGATCAGGATCGGCCCCGAGACTAGGGCGCGGGTCTACGCGGTCGACCCCGAGTCGAAGCTGTGGCGGCTTTCCGAGAACCGCGTCGAGATCCCCGAGGGCTGGTACTGCGTGCCGCCTTCTTTCGTGGAGGGCGAGGCCGATGGCTGAGTACGACTGGACGATCAAGCAGGGCCAGACGGAGACCCTCACGCTGACCTACGAGGCCGACCTCACGGGCTATCAGGTCCGCGCGCAGGGCCGCGAGACCTTCGAGAGCACGGCGACGATCTTCTCGGCGACGAGTTCGCCCGCCGCCGGCATCGTGTTCACGGCGGGCGCGACCGCGTCCACGGCCATCATCACGCTGTCGAGCACGACGACCGCGGCGCTCTCCGCGCCGTTCCAAGGCGTCTGGGATGTCGAGTTCTACAACAGCGCAAGCCCGCCCGTCGTGATCTCGCCCGTGCGCGGCGGGTTCGTCGTGATCCCAGAAGTCACCCGATGAGCAATGTGAACCTGACCATCTCCCCGACCGTCGCGTATGTGACCGTCTCGCCTGTTCAGACCGCGCTGACGATCTCGGGCGTGACGAGCATCCCGAGCGGTGCCGCGGGCGGCGACCTCGGCGGGTCGTACCCGAATCCCACGGTGGACGGTCTGCAAGGCCGCGCGCTGGCGTCCACGGCCCCGACGAGCGGTCAGGCGCTTGTGTGGAACGACGCGCTGGCGCAGTGGGAGCCGGGCGCTCCGACCGCCACGGTCTCGGACGGCGACAAGGGCGACATCACGGTCAGCGCGGCCGGCGCGACATGGACGATCGACAACGACGCCGTCACGCTGTCGAAGATCCAGGACATCACGACCGAGCGGCTCCTCGGAAACTCCGTGGGCGCGGCGGCTTCTCCTTCGGAGATCGCGGTCAGCAGCCCGCTCGGCTTCAACGGCGTCAGCGGAAACCTCCAGTTCAACGCGCCGGGCACGAACGGACAGGTCTACTACCGCGCGAGCGGCGCGCTGGCAACGAGCGCGAAGCTCGCGTGGAACGACGCCACGGCGACGCTGACCATCGCGGACCTCGCGGGCGACCAGATCGCGATCTCTCCGTTCGGGTTCGCTGGCACGCTGTACTCGGTCAGCGGCACGAACACGGGCGACCAGTTCACCTCCCTTCCCGCCGATGTGGTGCTCGGACGCACGACGGGCACGGGGGCGGCGCAGCAGATCACCTGCACGGCGGCGGGCCGCGCGATCCTCGACGACGCGAACGCGTTGGCGCAGCGCACGACGCTGGGCCTCGGCACCACCGACAGCCCGCAGTTCGCGCGGGTCAGCCTTCAGAACGGCGAGTTCATCGAGAACACGATCGACGGCGATGTGCACATCATGCCAGCGCCGGACAACTCGAACTTCGTGGGCCTGCGGTTCCAGTTCAACTGGGCGTTCGACACCGTGCGGATCGGAACGCGGCGCAGCCTGACGGGCGCGAACGACGACGGGCGCGTGCAGTGGCTCGTGCCGCTGCAGGTGTTCGACAACATCAACATGATCTTCGGCGACTCGAGCCGAAGCGCGATCCGTCAGGCGCAGGGTTCCTCGAGGCCGCAGACCCTGCAGATCGGCGTGAACGCCGTCGACATCGTCGGAGTCGAGAGCGACTCGAACCACGCGCTGGTGCTCTGCAGCTACGGACACCTCGGCAACGCCGCGCGGATGCCGTCGACGCTGTACAGCGATCCGTCGTTCCTCGTCTACTCTGCGGACATCGCGCAGGCGAACGACTTCGCGCGGATGACGCACGACCAGACGGACGGACTCCTCGAGAGCGGCAACGGCAAGATGCGCATCAAGGGCGCGTCGGTCGTGCGCATCGAAGGCCCGAGCGGCGGGTTCGATCTTCCCGCGACGGCTGGCAGCGTCGGACAGGTGCTCACGACTGACGGCACGAACGCATCGTGGGCGACGCCGACCGGCGGCGGATTGTCCGAAGAGGACGCGGTTGCATTGGCGGTGGCACTATGAAGAGAATCCTTGACCGTACCGACTTCGTGTTCACGCCGGGCGCAGCGGGCGCGGGAACGATCGCTTTCCGCGGCGAACCGCCGACCTTCGAGAACATCCAGCTCGTCACGAATGTCACGCGCGGCATCGTCGTGTACCAGTTCAACAGCACGACGAGGGGTTCGGCGGGCTACAACGAGGTCACGAACACGCTCACGCTCGACCTCGACACCTCGACGCACAGCGCGTCCGATGTGCTTCAGGCCATCGTGGAGGAGGCCGAGGAAGAGAACGGCTTCACGCGCGTCGGCGGCGTCGATCCGCTCGGAAACCACATGGGCCTTCGCGTCAACGAGAAAGGCCACTTCGTCCCGAGCGATCAGCGGCTGGTGAGCCGCACGCTTGACCGCGTCGGGTCGATGGCGATGGTCGAGACCACCGGATACAACTCCGTCGTGGTGCAGTTGGCCGGAACATGGGCGGGAACGCAGTCGTTCGAGGTGTCGAACGACGGCACTTCGTGGAATGCCTGCGCCGGATGGTCCGTGACCGGCGGCGCGACTCCCGTGACATCCGCTACGGCCAACGGGCACTGGATGCTTCCGTGCGCGGGACGCTACTTCCGCGTCCGGTTCTCGGCATATACGAGCGGATTCGCGGCGGTGATTCTCGCGTTGAAGAACCAGCCCGCGTTCTTTCCGACGAACTCGCCGAGCATGAACATCTCGCAGATCGGCGCGGGCGCGATCGTCGCCGAGGACACGGCCTCGACGGCCAACCCGCTCATCATCGGCGGCGTGGTGCGAACCGCGCTCCCCGCCGCGACAGTGGTCGCGGGCGACGCCGTGCGCTCGACCTTCTCGCGCAGCGGGCAACTCGTATGCAAGGACTTCGCCCCGGGCGACCTCGACTTCATCGTCAACACGACCGTCACGACGGCCACGCAGACCGCGATCCGCGCCGCGCAGGGAACAGACATCCGCCAGAATGTGACGCAGATCACCTACCAGAACACCAACGCGACCGCGACCACGCTGACGATTCAGGACGCGTCGGCCACGCTGATCGCGATCTCGGTTCCCGCGAGCATGACGCTCGCGCAGCAACTCACCTTCCCGACTCCCTTGCGCGGCACGGCAAACGCCGCGCTGAACTACACCGCCGGCACGACTGGCGCAAGCATCCTGCTCAATGTGACGGGCTTCAACTCCTACTGAGACACGAACCATGCTCCTTCAGAACATCGTCGGACAGCCCGCAGCGGGCGCGAACAACGCACTCCTGAACAGCCGCGCAGGACAGCTTGGCGACACCATCGTCAGCGAACTGCACGGGCGCTACTACGAGACGAACTACCGCGGCAATGTGTTCCTGCTGTCCGTCGCGACGGCGGCTGCGGTCACCGCCTACACGGGCGGCGCGGGCGGAACTCCGATGCTCGCCGTCTTCAACCCGGTCGGCTCGGGAAAGAACCTCGTCATCAGCAAGGTCTCGATCGGCAATGTGGTGGCTGCAAGCGCCGCGGGCACGGTCGCATTCGGGCTGTACTTCGGAACGACCGCGACCATCACCCAGGCCACGACCGTAGCGCCGTGGAGCATGTCGACGCAGTTGCAGAGCGGCTCGGTCGCGACGGGCTTCCGCAATGTGGCGCTGACCTCGGGCAGCGCCGCGAACAATGTCCTCTCGCTCGGCTCGTACTACTGGGCGACCGCTGCTGGCGTGGCCGACATCTTCAACAACGCGATCGACTTCGAGGGAGCGCTGATGATCCCGCCCGGCGCGTATGTGGCGCTCGGCGGATCATCGGCGCTGACCTCGGCGACCTGGATCGGCTCGATCATGTGGGAAGAAGTGCCTGTCTGATAGGTGGACGCCATGACCAACGCCGAAAGACTCGCGCTCGCGAGGAACAAGCTCGCCCGTCTTGAGATGTCCCGTCGTCTTGCGTGGGACGCTGGCGAAGAGGATCAGGTCTGCAACATCGACGCGGACATCGCGGCGACGAGCGCGCGCATTGTAGAGCTTGAGGCGGGGCAGTAGACTCCGCAAGCCACGACAACACGGAGGATGCGAATGACACAGGACATGCAGCCGTTTTCACAGGTCGGGCAGGACGCGTGGATCGCGCACCTGCTCGGCCCCGGCAAGACCTACCTCGACATCGGCGCGGGAGAGCCGCAACTAATCAGCAACACCTACATGCTCGAGCGCATGGGGTGGGCTGGAATCCTGTGCGACATCGAGCACGAAGAGCGCCTGCGCGCGGAGCGCAAGGCGGTCGCGGTCTACGGCGACGCGTTCTCCGTGGACTGGGACAAGGCGATATCAGCCGACCGCGTGGACTACCTGAGCCTCGACCTCGAGCCGCCCGAACTGACGCTGCGCGCGCTGTGCGCCCTCCCGCTCGCGCGCGTGCGGTTCTCGGCGATCACGATCGAGCACGACGCGTACCGCGGCAAGGCGTCGGTGCGTCAGGCAATGCGCGGCATCCTGCGGTCGTTCGGCTACGAACTGGTCGCGCCGGATGTGTGCATCGTGGTGAACGGGAAGCCGTGCCCGTTCGAGGACTGGTGGATCGACCCCGTGGCCGTGCCGTCTGGCCACGCGGCGAACCTTGCGGCGCTCGTCCGCGCGGAGTACCTGAGCCATGCCAACCCCCAAGGCCAAGTTTGACCGCAAGCTGGTTCGGACCCTCGCCGGCTACGGCTGCACGCAGGAGGAGATTGCGAACGCGTGCGGCATCAGCGAGACGACGCTGAAGAAGCACGCGCGAGCGGAACTCGACTCGGGCTACGCGGAGATGAAGCGCAGCCTCCGCAAGTGGCAGTACGAGGCGGCGAAGGGCGGCAACACGGCGCTTTTGATCTGGCTCGGCAAGCAGTACCTCGGACAGAAGGACAAGCACGAACAGACCGTCCGCGAGGAGGTCGTGACGATCGAGGAGATCGCGGCGAAGATCCCGCCGGGCGATGCGTGAAAGTCCAGCTCCGACCGCTCTCCTCGATCCTGCACCCGAGCCAGCTGACGGTCGACGCGCAGCTCGCGCGGTTCTCCGTCTTTGAGATCGGTCGGCGCTGGGGAAAGACGACCTACGGGCGTGTCAAGGCGCAGCGCCGCGCGATCATGCGCGGCAAGGTCGCGTGGTGCGCGCCGACCTACAAGTACCTAGCCGACCCCATGCGCGACATCGAGCGCGCGCTCGCGCCCGTCACCGCGCGCATGGACCGCGTCGAGAAGCGCCTCGAACTCGTCACGCGCGGCGTCATCGACTTCTGGTCGCTCGAGGACATCGACGCGGGCCGTGGCCGCGACTACGACCTGATCGTCGTGGACGAGGCGGGCTTCGTGCCCAAGTTGCTGGAATGGTGGCGCAACGCCGCGCGACCGACGCTCTCCGACCGCAAGGGGTCCGCGCTCTTCCTCGGCACGCCGAAGGGAACGGGAGACTTCCACCGTCTGTTCACCGAGGCCGAAGGTGACACAACTGGCACGATGCGCGCGTTCCGCGTCGGCACGATCGCGAACCCGCACATCGACCCCGACGAGGTCGAGGCCGCGCGGCGGTCGCTTCCGCCCGATGTGTTCCGTCAGGAGTACGAGGGCGTGCCCGCCGAGGACGGCGGCAACCCGTTCGGCCTCGACGCGATCCGCGAGTGCATCGGGCCGATGTCGACGAAGCCCGCCGAGTGCTACGGCGTCGACCTCGCGAAGAGCCAAGACTACACGGTTGTCGTAGGCCTCGACGCGGACGGCTGCGTCGCGTTCCTCGACCGATGGCAGGGGCCGTGGCAACTGACCCGCGAGAAGGTCGCGCGCATCGTCGGGGACAAGCCTGCGCAGATCGACTCGACGGGCGTCGGCGATCCGATCGTCGAGGATGTGCGCCGCGTCTGCCGGCGCGCGGAAGGCTTCAAGTTCACCTCGCAATCGAAGCAGCAGCTCATGGAGGGCCTGCAGATCGCCGTGCAGACGCGCGACATCCGCTTCCCGGAAGGCTGGCTGCGGTCGGAACTGGAGGGCTTCGGATACCGATACTCGGGGAGGAGCGTCTCCTACGAGGCGACGGCGGGACACGATGACGGCGTGTGCGCGCTCGCGCTTGCCGTCCACGCGCGGCGGTCGCGAAGGCCGCTGATTACGAGAGTCATATGACCCTGATCTCTAGGCTCAAGGCGTTCCTCAACGACAATCCCTCGAAGGTGCTGGTCGGCAGCTCCGCGAGCCTGCTCGGTCGCGATGTGAAGCGCCCCGACTTCAGCCACGCCGCAGCGGTCGCGCACTGCCGTTCGTGGGTCTACGCCGCCGCGCGGCTCAACGCGATCGCCGTCGCATCGCAGCCGCTGCGCCTCTATGTGCGACGCCGCGACGGCGCGAAGCGCCTCTGGAACACGCGCAGGACGGGACGCCGCACGAAGGCGTACCTGGCCGGCGACCTCTCGCAACTCCCGTCGCGTCACGCGATGACCAAGGCCGCGGAGTTCGGCGACGACTACGAGATCGTCACCGAGAACCATCCGGTCTTGGAACTCCTGTCGAAGGTCAACCCGTACCAGAACGGCTTCGACGCGACCGTCCTGCGCGTGCTGTACACCGAACTCACGGGCAACGCATACCTGCACCCCGTGCTATCTAACACGACCGATGTTCCCGTGCAGTTGTGGACGCTGCCGAGCCAGTGGGTCGAGATCGTGCCGGGCGACCCACGCCGCGGCGAGCCGTTCATCCGCGGCTACCGCTACGGCGCGACCGAGCCGCAGAAGGTCGACTTCGCGCCCGAGGAGATCATCCAGTTCAAACTGCCGAACCCGGGCGACATGTACTACGGACTCGGCAAGGTCGAGGCCGCGTGGGGCGCTGTGACATCCAATGTCGCGCTGCACGAGATGGACTACTTCTTCTTCCAGAACAAGTCGCGGCCCGACTACCTCGTCGTTGCGAAGGGCAACGCGAGCGAGGAAGAGCTCGACAGGTTCAGCGCGGAGGTGGAGAACAAGCTCCGCGGCACGAAGAAGACGGGGAAGTTCCTCGCCGTCACTGGCGACATCGACCTGAAGCCGCTTCAGTTCCCGCCGAAGGACTTGCAGGGGCGCGACGAGGTGGTCGAGGAGATCGCCGCGGTGTTCGGCGTTCCCGTGTCGATGCTTCGCGCGAACGACCCGAACCTCGCGAGCGCGACGGTCGGCTTCGCTTCGTGGAAGGAGACGACGGTCCTTCCGATGCTCCGCATGGACGAGGAGGTGCTGAACCAGTCGCTCCTACCGCTGTTCGGCATCGAGGACGACGCGTTCCTCGCCTACGACAACCCCGTCAAGGCCGACGAGGCGCAGGAGACGAGCAAGCGCCTGTCCTATGTGCAGGGCGGCATCCTGACGGCGAACGAAGCGCGCGAGATGGAGGGTCTCGAGAAGTCCGACGACCCGAACGCGGATCGGCTGCTGATCGGCGGTCAGCCGCTCGGCGGCGCGCCCGCGCCGGCGGCGTCTCCGTTTGCCATCGGCGCGCGTCCGCAGGAGCCCACGGCTGCGACATCCACGCCGCCCGCAGGAGAGGCCATCGCCGATACCGCTCTCAATGGAGCACAGGTGACGAGCCTTGTCGACCTCGCAACCGCTGTCGGCACAGGCCAGTTGCCGAAGGACACCGCGATTGCGATCGCGGCATCTGCGTTCCCGGCGATCGCGTCCGAGCAGATCCGCGCCATGTTCGATCCGATCCCTGACGCGCCCGCGCAGCCGGCAGCGCAGCCGCGTCAAGACGCCGCGCTGACATTCGGGACGGCTACGGACACCGAGACGAAGTCGATCGAGACGAAGGACGCGCTCGGCGACTGCGTCAGCGCGAAGATCCCGAAGCTGCTGGACGAGGGCTACGAGCAGGATCAGGCGGTCGCGATCGCGTACTCGATGTGCAGCGGCAAGGGTCTCGAGGAGTCGATCGGCAAGGCCGTGTCGGACATCGACACGAAGCCGCCCGGGTCGGTCGCGCAGAACGCGCGGCGCGCACTCGAGGTCCGCGAGACGAAGCCCGAGTCCGAGCGCGGCATGACAGAGATCGGAATCGCCAGGGCGCGCGACATCGCGAACCGCGCGAACCTGAGCGAGGACACCATCCGCCGGATGGTCGCGTACTTCGAGCGCCATGAGTCCGACAAGCAGGGCGAGACTTGGGACGATCAGGGCAAGGGCTGGCAGGCGTGGAACGGCTGGGGCGGCGACGAGGGCTTTGCGTGGGCAAAGGCCAAGGTCGAGGAGTTCGACAACGCCCGCGAGAAGAAGTCTTGCGGCTGCGGATGCGCCAAGACCAAGCAGGCAGATGGTGTGTTTCACCGCACGGTGAAGCAGTCCGAGTTCGTCGGCAAGCACTTGACCGACTTCGGCGCGTGGCTCAAGGTCAAGAGCGCCGAGAAGGAAGCCGAGAAGATCGGCAAGGCCGAGGCCGAGGCTGCAGCCAAGGTGTCGCGCGTGTTCGACAAGCAAGTTTCCGATCTGCTCGACGCGCTCGCGAAGGCCGAGCGACCGACGCGCCAGCTGATCGCAGAGGCCGAACGGCTGCTTCGGCAGCGCGCCTATCAGGCCGCGCTTGTCGATGCGCTCTCGCCGTACATCCGCGAGGCCATCGCAACGGGAGTCGACATCGGTCTTGACACCGTCACGAAGATCGCCCCGACCGTCGACTTTGAGGCCGAGCGCGAAGACCTCGCGAGGTACGCGGAGACGGAGTCCGTCAGGCTGTCGCGGCGCACCGCCGCCGGCGTGGCCGAGACGCAGTCCGTGCGCGTGCGCGAGGTGCTGGGGCAGGGGCTTGAGCAAGGCGAGTCGATCGACCAGTTGGCGACCCGCGTGCAGGACTGGGCTGCGTCTCAGAAGGACGAGGACGGGTCGTGGAGCCGCGCGACGACCATCGCGCGCACCGAGGCCATGCGCGCCGCGCGAACCGCCGAGGTCGAGGCGTGGACTGCCACGGGCATCGTCACGGGCAAGACTTGGCTTCTCGCTCCAGATCCCTGCGAGTTCTGCGAGGCGGTCGCCAAGCAGTTCGGCGAGAAGTCGATCGGCGTCGGAGACACATTCTTTCAGAAGGGCGATCTGATCTTCGGTGTTCCCGATGAAAACGGAAAGCGGCGCGAGATGCTCCTCGACTACGAGGATGTCGACGGGCCTCCGCTCCACCCGAACTGCCGCTGCTCGATGCTTCCCGAGGTCGGCGAGGAGTTCCGACCGAGCGAGTCCGACGAGCAGATCATGGCGCGCATCGAGGAAGCGCGCAGGCAGCGCGAGGCGCAGGAGCGAGGAACCACATGACCACGATCACGCGCAAGGCGCTCACGGCTGAACTCAAGGGAACGGCAAAGGGCTTCGCCGCGGTCATCACCGCGGAGACGCTCGACCGCGACGGCGAGGTTCTGATCCCGCAGGGCATGAACTCCGTCGAGTTCGAGAAGAACCCGACGCTCTTCTGGAACCACGACTACGCGCAGCCTGTCGGACGATGCAACGGCCTCAAGCGCAAGGAGTCCACGATCGTCGGGGACTTCACCTTTGCGCAGCGACCGGACGGCTACGGCGGCGAGTTCTTCCCCGAGGTCGCGGCGGCGCTCGTCGGACAGGGGATCGTCAACGCGGTCAGCGTCGGCTATGTCCCCGAGGACGGCGGCGTCCGCCGCGCGACGGAGGTCGACCGCAAGAAGTACGGCGACCGCGTGCACACCGTCTACTCCCGCTGGAAGCTGCTCGAGGTCAGCCTCGCTCCGCTCCAGGCGAACCCCGACGCGCTGATCACCGCGGTGAAGAAGGGCATGATGTCGCCCGTCGCTGCGAAGCGTTGGTTCGGCATCGACGCGCCGAAGCGAACGGTCGTGACGGTGTCCGTCCCCGTGCCCTCAACCAAGGACGCGGGCCGTCCGATTGATGTAGACGAGGTCGTGCGCCGCGAGATCGCTCGCGCGCAGGGCCGCATCTATCTCTGATCCGTCCGGGTCGAGCCTACGGCGAGTCGCCTGCAAGCCTCCCTTGTTCGGTAAGGAAAGATGACCGTCCACAACGGGAGTTGTGACATGAAGACCATGAACACCAGCGACTTCACGGCAGCGCTTGAGCGCGCCGCGAAGATCAAGGGAGAGCCCGGGCTTGTCGCCCAGAAGAAGCTCATCCTCGACAACTACATGATCGTCGACGAGGCCGGAATGGCCATCGACCCCGAAAGCCTCGATGTGGTGGTGAAGCCCGCCGCCGCCGAGATGGAGAACGACAACATGGATACCGCACAGATCGAAGAGGCGGTCGCGAAGAGCGTCCGCAAGACCCTCGCCGAGCAGGTCACCTCGAAGGCCTTCGGCGTCACCGCGACCATCGACGCTCCGTGGGAGAAGGCGCGCGTCTACGGCGGCGTCAAGCACCTCAAGAGCAAGGAAGCCGCGTGGAAGTTCGGCACTTGGTGTCTCGCGGCGATGGGCCACGGCCCGTCTACGGCGCACTGCAAGAACCACGGCATCTCTCTGATCCGCACCAAGGGACACACCGAGGGCGTGAACAGCGCCGGCGGCTTCCTCGTCCCCGACGAGTTCGAGAACGAATTCATCAGCCTCCGCGAGCAGTACGGCGTCTTCCGCCGCAACGCCCGCGTGATGCCGATGGCGAGCGATGTCAAGCGCATCCCGAAGCGCACCAGCACCGTCACCGCGTACTTCGTCGGCGAGGCTTCGGCCATCACCGAGAGCCAGCAGACCTTCGACAATGTGCAGCTCGTCGTGAAGAAGATCGGCGTGCTCACCACCGTCTCGTCCGAACTGAACGAGGACGCGGTCGTGAACATCGGCGACGACATCGCGAACGAGATCGCCTACGCGTTCTCTCTCAAGGAGGACGACTGCGGCTTCAACGGCGACGGCACATCGACCTACGGCGGCATCGTCGGCCTGTCGGCTGCGCTGTCCGACGCGACCTATCAGGTCAGCGACGGCGGCGCGACGACCTACGCGGGCGTCACGCTCGCCGAACTCGCGGCCGGTCTCCGCAAGCTTCCCGCGTGGGCAGGACAGCGGAACAACATCAAGGTCTACTGCTCGAAGCAGGCGTACCACGCCATCTTCGAGCGCCTCGCGCTCAACGCCGGCGGCAACAACGCCACCGACATCGCGAACGGCCTGACGCAGCCGAAGTGGTACGGCTACCCGATCGAGTACGCGCAGGTGATCCCCGTCACGGAGTCCGGCGGCGCGACCTTCGCGTACATCGGCGACCTCCAGCAGGCGTGCATCTTCGGCGACCGCCGAGCAAACTCGATCGCGTTCTCCGACTCGGCGCTCAACGCGTTCGAGCAGGACGAGATCGCCGTGCGTGGAACCGAGCGCTTCGACATCGTCTGCGCGAATGTGGGCGGCTCGTCCTCCTACGGCGCGATGGTGAAGATGACGCTCTGATCGTGAACACACTCGCGGGGGCGGCGGGCACGACCCGCCGCCCTGCGCGGGTAGAACTGGAGAAAAACACCCATGCGACAGAACAGCACTTTCGTGATTGGCGGCGTCAGCGCCACCAACGCTTCTCAGGTCACGGCGTCGTTCGACACCCGTGGCTACGGCTACGCTCGGTTCCTCTGCTTTGCCCCGAGCACTGCAGCCGTCCACACGACGATCGCGAACCATGTCCTCGCCGACAGCGACGACAACAGCAACTTCACCACGATCAGCACGGCGGCGTATCAGGTCGCGCTGACGCTCCCGACGACCACGGCGTCGGTCAGCACGTCGCTCGCCAAGCTGGTCTACGATGTGGATCTGCGCGGACGTAAGCGCTACATCCGCGTCACCTTCTCGTCCACCAACACCACGGAGCTGTTCGTGGTGGCGGACCTGTCGGAACCCTCGGACGGCAAGTCCACGGCGGCGGAGGTCGGTTCGGCCTTCTACGCCCAGGTCTGACGCGCAACGGAGCATTCGCATCCGGCGGCCTTGCACCCTTCGGGGTGCAGGGCCGCTTGCCGTTTGACGATATGATCGGGACAACGGAGGTGCGAATGAACGAACCGAACGAGATCCTCGCGACGGCGATGCCGGGCGAGGAGGTCAAGGCGGCGATGGCGGCTCAGGGCAACGAGCTCCGCTTCGATGTGCCCGATGTGGACGCGGGGATCGCGCAGTACGAGTCGGGCGAGGGAAGCATCGAGGATCTGCTTCTCGCGCGCGGGAAGTACCGCTCGATCTGGAACCGCGAGAAGCTCGCGAAGGTGCTGAGCCTCGCGGGATTCGAGATCACGGGCGGTCTCGAGGGGCCGAACTGGTCGGACGGCAAGGGCTGGCTTCGCGTGATCGCGCGGCGCGTGCAGCGCCCGCGCCCGAAGCTGCCGATGGCGGATGTCGTCGCGATCATGTCGCTCCCGCGCATCGCGTGGACGGAGAACTTCTCGAGCGTCGCCCAGTCATGCACGCGGCTCGGGATCGACTTCTACAAGGCCACGGGCGTCTTCTGGGGCCAGTGCATGCAGCGCGTGATCGAGCAGGCGATCGAGATCCAGAAGAACAAGTATGTCGTGACGATCGACTACGACTCCGTCTTCGACGAGCAGGACATCATCCGGCTCTGGCAGGTCATGGAGACGCGGCCAGACATCGACGCGCTGTTTCCTCTTCAGATCCAGAGGGAAAAGGACCGCGTTCTTCTTACGATGGTCGACCAGCATGGCCGGCGCGTCGAGCGCATCGAGGCGACCGAGTTCCGCCGCGAGGCGATCGAGTGCGAGACGGGGCACTTCGGCCTGACATTCTTCCGCGCGGACGCGCTGCGCAGGATGCAGAAGCCGTGGTTTCTCGGCACGCCGCTCCCTGACGGCACATGGGGAGACGGGCGCATTGACGACGACATCCACTTCTGGAAGGAGTGGAACCGCTGCGGGAACAAGTGCTTCGTGTCGCCGCGCGTCAGGATCGGACACCTCCAGCTGAACATCACATGGCCGGGCGAGGATCTTCGGACGATCCACCAGTACTGCACTAGGTACAACGACGAAGGACGGCCACCCGAATGCACGAACTACTAGTCATCCTCCGCAACTGCGCGGTGCATGAGGAGTGGAGCGGACGGCGGGACTTGAGGCCGGGCACGATCTACAACGCGGACGAGAGGACGGCGCGCTGGCTGCTCGACAGGGGCTTCGCGCGGCGGCTGGTGCAGCCCGCGCCGCTCTTCGTGGACGCAACCGCGCCGCCCGTGAAGCCGAAGAGAAGCACGAAGAAGAGGGAACCCGATGGCGGTATCAGCGACGGCCCACACGACCCTGCCTGACGCGAAGGCGTTCCTCGGAATCACGGGCGCGTCTTTCGACGCGATCCTCGAGCAGTGCATCGACCGCGCGTCCGCGTGGGTCGACCGCCATTGCGGACGGACCTTCAAGGCGGCGCGGTACTACGAGTTCCGCGACGGCGGGAGCGACCGCTTCACGCTGAGGAACCCGCCCGTCCAGGCGGTGTACTTCTGCTCGACCACGCGCGAGAGCGTGATCTCGGTCGGCTCGACCACGCCTTCGGACATCGTCGCCGCGGTCTCCGTGGCGAACGGCGAGATGCAGCTGACGCGCCGGCAGACGGACGGCACGGAGACGCGGACGGCGCTCTCGCTCGACACCTACGACTCGATCAGCGAACTGGCCGTGGCCGCGTCTGCGGTCGCGGGCTTCTCCGCGACGGTCGTGAAGAACGCGCCGAGCCGCTATCTCGCGCGCCTTGCGGGCCGCGATGTGCGCAACGGGTCCGCGCTTCTCGACGGGTTCACCGACTTCTATGCGGACTACGGTTTGTACGAAGACGCGGGAATCGTGTACGGCGCGAGTTTCGACCGCGCGCGGTCGGTGCTTGTCGACTACCGGGGCGGCTACGAGACGATCCCAGCGGATGTCGAGCAGGCGACGCTGATGGTCGTCGGGAAGTTCTTCCGCGACAGGACGCGCGACGCGTCGGTGCAGAGCGAGTCGCTCGGCGGCTACTCGTACTCGCTGCGCTCGGGCGACGAGACGGCGAAGGAGATCGAGTCTCTGCTCGGCCCGTACAAGAGGATTCGATGAGCATCGAGGCTCTGGTCAACCGTTTCGGCCTGACGCTCTACCTGTACCGTCCGACCACGGGCGTGGGCAACGATGGCGAGGTGTCGCGGTCCTATGTTCGCACGGCGGAAATCAAGGGATTCGTGGACTCGACATCGGAGACGAGCGCGGTCGCATACGGTCGCGCGAACGGACAGACCAGCGCGACGATCTACCTTTCGGGATCGGTGGATGTTCGGATAGACGACGAGATCCGCAGCGGCGTCACGGGAACCGTGCGCAACTGGCGCGTCCAGGGCGTGGTGAATCCCGGCGAGACGGTCGCGGCGAACAGCGCGGCGCATCTAGCGATGACCGTGGTGACGGCTACCGAGGTCGATCCCGGGGTGACGCTGTGAGCGCGTCGTTCACATGGTCTGGCGGTTCGCCCGATGGCGTGCGGAAGGGCATCAAGGACGGCGTCGTGCTCGGGCTCGTCAATGTCGCCGTTCAGATGCAGAAGTTCGTCCGCAAGAGGCTGTCGATCCCCGGCACGGGCCGACGCTACCGCGTCGCGCGCGGGACGCGGCGCGGGCGCAACCAGCGCGCTCGCGGATGGCATCAGGCTTCGGCTCCGGGCAACCCGCCCGCCGCGCTGAACGGTTACCTGCGCAACTCCTGGACGCTGATCCCTAGCGCGAAGATCGGGGCCGCGACGACGCGGGATCAGGGCTTCGCGTACATCGACGAGAACCGCAGCAGGGGGACGGTCGTCTATGTCCTCGGCAGCAATCTCGTCTATGCGCGCGCGCTCGAGTTCGGTCACGGAAGGCTGCGGCCACGCCCGTACATCCGCGATGTGGTCGAGGGTCTGAGGCCTCTTGTTCCCGATCTCGTCTCCAAGGGCATGAAGGCGCACATGCGGCGAATGGGAGGTCGACGGTGAGCCAAGCCATCTTGAACGCGCTCAAGACGCGTCTGCACGCGACCACGGCGCTGACCACCGTGGTCGGGACGCGGATCTACCTCGATGTCGGCGTGGCGAACGCGCCGCTCCCGCTGCTCGTCTACCGAGCGACCTCGACGCGGGTCGAGAGGATGATGAGCGTGACGCGGCACACGATGGAGTTCGAGTTCGAGTTTCACTTCTCGAACAGCGGCACGCAGGACATCCACACGGCGGCGGCTGGGCTCGCGACCGCGCTCTCGACTTCGCTGTCCGTCACGGGATTTGACCGCGCCGTCTTCGTTCGTCAGCAGTCGGGCGTGCCGTCATTCTCCGACGACGCTTGGACGATGACGGAGACATACAGGGCTACGGCCTTCGACACCTGAGAGAACCACGATGCCTATCAACACCTACCTCATTGGCAACGACGGCGCGGTCACCCTCACGGCTGGGACCGTCGTGCAGGTCCGTTCCTACGCCGCGACCCTCGAGCGCCCCGAGAGCGACCTCACGGGCTTCGCCGACACGGGACGCCGCCGCCGGCTGGGAATGCTCGACCTCACGGGAAGCCTCAGCGGCGTTGCGGCGATCGACTCGACGGCCAGCACGACCTCGTCGTCGTTCTTCGTCTCGACCGCGACCGCAGCCCTCACGCTGACGCTGTTCGACTCGACCACGACCGCCGACGCGAAGATCGCGGCCAACTGCGTCTTCAACGGGTTCGCCTTCAATGTCGACAAGGTCGGAGACAGCACGCTGTCCTGCAACTTCTCGAACGGCGACGGCGCTGCGCCGGTCGTGACCTGGCTCGTCTGACGCATGAACTCCGTGCTTGGTTCTGCTGCGGATGCCTTCCACCCGTCCGATTCGGACTGGGTGGTTTCCATTCGCTTCCGAGACGGTCGCAGCGTGAACCGCAGGATCAACCCCGGCACGATCACGGAAGAGCAGGCGATCGGCTTTGCTCTTGCCGCCGAAGGCCGGCGGATGGAATCGGTCGAGTGGATGGCCGCGCGCCGCGCGTCCGACCGCACGATCCAGCTCAGCGGAGTGGACACATTCATCGAACGGATGCGGAGGCTACAGGCATGATTCGGATGAGCGAATGGACCGTGAACGCGGGCGGCCAGGACTACCGCGCGAAGCCCCTGACCGTGCGCCAGCGCCTCGCGCTGTCGGACGACCTGTCCTCCGAGCGCGCGCGGGTCTCCGCGGAGGATGCCCGCCTTGCAGGCATGGACAAGGCGCAGACCGCCGAGTACATCGGCGAGGCGCGGCGGAAGGGTGCGATGACGAGCGCCCTGTTCCTCGACGCGTACAGCCTTCAAGGCGCGATCCGCATCCTCACGGTCGTGCTCGGCGGCGTCGACACGGCGCTCGAGTTCTCGGAGAAGGCCAATGTCCGCGAGATGACCCGCGTCTGCCTCGAGGCGCTCGGGATCGACACGGACCAGCTCGACGCCGAGAACGAGAAGCCAGCGCCATCGGGAAACGAGTAGCGCCTCCGCGCGAGGAACGCGACACGGTCGCGGAGGCGCACCTCATCGCCCGCGCAGCGCCAGGACTCGGTCATCCGTTCGACCTCTACTGCGCGGAGTTCGACGCCCATCTTCGGCTTGCGATCGACGGCCATTCGGGTCCGTCCGCTGATAGCGGCGGATGGATGCGCCGATATGTGGAACGGCGATGAACGCAGGAAATCTATCAGTCTCCGTCGAAGCGGACATGAAGGCTCTCGAGGCGCAGTTTGCCGTCATCGAGAAGGGCTTCACCGAAAGCGGCAAGCGGGCGATGCATGCCTTCCAGAAGGCCACCGCCGAGCAGCCCCTGCCCGCCGACGACATGGTCGACAGGCTGTCGCGCGAGATCCGCGAGGCCGGCAAGGAGGCTGGGCAGGCGTTCGCGCGCGAGTTCGCCGCGGTGATGAAGCGCGTGCTGCCGAAGGCGGTCGAGGAGGTCGTGTCCACGACCGTTCCGAAGGCCATCGGCAAGGCGGTTGCCGCCGATGCGGCTGGCGACATCGCCAAGGGCGGCGAGAAGAGCGGCTTCAGCTTCGGCGATTCGTTCCAGAAGAAGACGCTCGGGATGATCCGCAACTTCGCGGGGCCGATGATCGCGTCGACGCTGGCGAACACGGTTGCCGACATCATCCGCTCGGACAAGTCGATGCCCGAGGCGATCCTCGACGGCATCAAGACGATTCCGTTCATCGGCGCGTTTGCAAACCTCGGACAGGCGATCTACGAGGCGACATTCGGAGCATCCGACAAGGCCGCGCAGGATTTGATCGACCAGCAGTCGGCGGCGCGCGCCGACCGTCTTGCGGCGGTCGCGGAGCAGAACAAGGAAGAGCGCGCCGCCGCCGACCGCACGGGCGGGCTGATGCTGGAGCGCCGGCGGCTCGAGATCGAGCGCGAGTTCCAGGCCGTCAAGGCGCAGGGCGACGAGAAGGCGACCGCGCGCGCCGAGTTCCAGCGCCTCATGGACCAGCAGAACCTCGACCTCGAGCTTCGGCTCGCGCAGGGGATCGGCGATGCCGAACTAAACGCGCTCCTCAAGGTCAACGAGCAGAAGCAGCTTCTGCTTGAGGACGATCTTCTGCGGCGGCTCGACAACATCCGCAAGGAGAAGGAAGCCGAAGCCAAGCGGATCGCCGAGACGGCGGCGAAGAAGAAGGAAGCGGACGACAAGGCCGCAAAGGACGCCGCCGACAAGCTGAAGAAGGCCGCGGACGACGCCGTTCGCGAGGCGCAGCGCGTCGCCAAGGAACGCACGCGCTTCGAGGAGGAGCGGCTGAAGGACCTGCTTAAGGTCGAGGAAGACCGTATCGCCGCGCAGACCGCTGGACTCGGATCGCAGCAGACCGCGCTCGGGTCGTTCCGGTTCGATGCGTACCCGGCGACCGAGAAGAGGAAGAACGACGAGAAGATGGTGATGGCGCTCGAGAGGATCAGCAGCCGTCAGTTCGTCGCGGGAGGATTCACCTGATGGCAGCGCAAGCGATCGAGCTTCAGGAGACGCGCGACTCGTCGGAGTCGGCTGGCAAGGTCACGGCCTCGCGCAAGTTCGCGATCTGGGACGAGGGTGGGTCGCAGATCGTCACGCCCGCCGAGGTCCGCGCGGTGTTCGGCACGACGGCGGGCTCGACCGCGGTCCCCGACATCGGCGACCTGTTCCCGGGCGAGACGGACATCTACGCGACCTCGTACTCGATCCAGCACGAACCCGCGAGCCGCGGCGTGTGGACCGTCACCTTCAACTACGAGAACACGGAACCCGGCCCGCTTCAGCCGCAGGAACCCGGCTACGCCCAGTTCTCCTTCGATTGGTCCTCCGAGTTCCGCGATGTGTGGCGCGTGAACCCCGGCCTGACCGTGCCGAACAACGGCAACGCGACGAACAACTCTCTCGCGGGCGGTCAGCCGATCGATGTCGCGGGCGAGCCGATGAGCGTCCTCCGCTACTTCGCGACGCTCGAGATCACCGAGACCGTGCTGCTCGGCACGCTCGACGCGCGCGCGGCGCTCATCATGTCGCTGCGCGGCACGCGGAACGCGGCGGTCTTCCGCGGCGGCGCGGTCGGCACGGTCATCTACAAGGGCGCGAAGGCGTCGCGCATCGGCCTCGACAAGGTTTCGATCACGCACTCATTCGCGCAGGACGACTGGTATCACATGATCCAGTTCCCGCAGAAGGGCGCGGACGGACGCGTCGTCCTCGAGCAGGTGCAGCCCGGCATCATGCACGCGCAGACGGTGTTCTGGCGTCAGCCGTTCCCGCTGCTTTCCGACTTCAACCTCCTGAGCGAGAACTTCTGACATGGCGAACGAGATCACGATCAACCTCAAGATGTCCGTGGCGAACGGGTTCCTGACGCAGCGCATGGACCCGGGCACGCTGTTCGCCGACATGAGCGGCACGGCTGCGGCTGGCGGCGCGCAGGACATCGGGACGAGCGGCGAGGCGATCGATGTCGGCGATGTCGCGACCGCCGGCTACGCGTTCTTCCGCAACTGCGGGCCGACGAACTTCGTGGAACTCGGAACGGGCACGACGACCTTCGTCGCGTTCGCGAAGCTGAAGGCGGGCGAGGCCGGGGTCTTCCGCCTCGGCACGAACGCGCCGACCGCGCGCGCGAACACCGCCGCCGTGAAGCTTCAGTACCTCATCCTCGCGGACTGAACGATGGCCGACCTACCGCGCTTCACGCAGGGCAACTTCGGAAACCTCCAGTGGCATCACCTCAACCAGGTGTTCGATGTCATCGAGCGTTCGCCCGTTCCGATGGAGCGGAAGCGCGACCCGCAGGAATCGTCGTTCGTCTACGCGGTGCTGACGGGCGAGCAGGTGACCGCGCAGCAGCAGCGGCGCTACTCATGGCGCGAGATCGAGCGCAACCCGACGACCGGGGGGTTCGCGGAGCGCGAAGGCGGTCGGACCTCGGGCACGGATGCAAGCCCGTTCCTCATCCCCGCCATCGCGATCAGCGGGACCGAGGCATATCAGGTCGGCGACCTCGCCCTGCTGCGCCTCGAGAGCTTTCCGGACGGACAGAGGTTCGCGCTCGTCGTCAAGCCTACCGGTTCGGATGTGAAGATGTTCCGCATCACGGGCGCGACCTCGATCGGCGCGGGCCGATGGAAGTACACGGGCCTGCTCGTCGGCATCGAGCTCGACGCGTGGGTCGCGCGCGGAACGGAGCCGTACACGCTCTACAACGGCTGCGAGAACGCCGTGGATTCGGGCAACATCATCGGCGTCGGCACGGTGAAGCCGAACAGCGCGAGCGCCGTGCGTCAGCCGATCAGGAACGAGACGGTCGTGCAGGCCGTCTATGTGAACTTCGGCTGGTGCTTCTCCGTCCCGAACGGCTACTCATTCGCGTGCGCCTGACATGACCTCGCTTCCATCCAACTACGCCGACTACCGCTCGTCCCCGACCCGCCGACTCGTCGCCACGCTCGTCAAGGCAAGCGAGCACCATGTCTACGAGTGCCCGGCGTCGATGAGCTGCACGATCCTATCGCTGTGGATCGCGTCGACGCACAGCGGCGCGGTGCTGATCCGCGTGCATCACTGCCGCGCGGGCGAGACTCCCGCGCTGTCGAACTCGCTGCTGTACGACTCCTCGATCGCGGCGAAGACGACCACGGTCTACGACGCGCCGATCGTGATGAGCGGCGGCGACCGCATCTTCCTGCGCGCGGACAGCGCGGACAAGCTCTGCGTGACGCTGTACGGGGCCGAGTCGTGACGGTAGACGCGGCGGTCCTGTGCTGCTGCGGCGGTCCAGAGCTCGATTGCTGCGCCCTGACCTCGGTGGTCATGCAGATACCGTCGATCGCGATGAACTTCGACTTCACCTACCAATGGGTCGACGGAAAGACCTACCGCAGGTTCACGACGAGCGGTCCGCTTGACGGCAACGGCGCGTATGTGCAGGCCGGGTTCGGACTCACATCGAACCTGCTTGCTCCGATCGTCCTTCCTCGCAGAGGCGCTGGAACGATAGACGCAACCTTCGGAACGCTCGAGCGCTGTGGATACAGAGAGTTCCGTTTCGTGCAGGGTCCGGCCTACCACGGCTGGACGGGCGGCGTCGTGACGGTAGAGAGCGGTCTGCCGGCGACTCCAAGCAACAGCCTTGTCTGGGACGGACGGGCGATCCCGATCGGTCAGTCGAGCGCGAATGTCTCCTACTACATCCGCCCGTTCCGTCAGAACGGATGGAATGAGACGGACGCTCCGTGGGCGTTTGAGGCGGGCATCGTGTGCGGCGGCATCACCGCTGGTCTTGTGCAGACATGGCCGCAGAACGGCTGTCCGATCGGAGGAAACTGGTCGACCGCGGACTACGAGGGAGGCTCCACCTACTACCGCGGCAAGGTTCGCAGTTCGGGGAGCATCTACGGATCGCTATCGCAACTCACGGCTCCGACATGGAATCAGCAGCAGGCCGCGCTGTTTGCCGCCTCCTATCCCGAAGTCGCCTTCCCGATCACGGTGACATGACCTGCAAGAACCTGACCAACGAAGGACGATGCGGAATCGGGCTGCACGGAGGCACGCCTTCCGCGGGCGTCTGCGCCCTGTGCGATTCCTACGATGGGCCGATGCGCGGCCTCGGCGATGCGATTGACGCCGCGACAACGCTGCTACGAATCAAGCAGATCGTCGGTGACTGCGGAGGCTGCGCGCAAAGACGCGCCGACCTCAACGCAGCCGTCCCGTTTGACGATGGAAGCACCAAGGAACCCTGACGCATGGCACTCACATACGACGGATCCGGCGGACTCTTCACTCGCGTCGGCGGCCTCATCTACATGATGGACGCCGTGCGCACGCATCAGGCGAACCTCAAGACGCTCCTCGCTGGCGTGCAGGCGAAGTACTCGAGCACCGACGCATGGATGATCGACCAGCTCTCGGGCAGCATCGAGGGGCGCATCGAGGAGGCGGGCGGCATCCTCGCCGACATCCGCGCCGCCGCGGAGAAGACCATCGTTGAGATGTGCTGGGCAGAGGCGAACGGCACGGGCGCAAAGCAGACGATGCGTTCCAAGTCGATCAACGACGCGATCGTGTGGCTCATCCGCGAGATGAGAAACGACTCCGAGACCGTCGACGCCAGCTCGATCACGAAATCGAGCACGACCTTCGGCGCGTCGAATGTCGCGGTCGGCGCGAAGTTCGTCTGGGCGACCAAGACGGCGAACGCGCTCCTCGGCGGCATGACCGACTACGAGAACATCCGGAGCGAGGTGCTCGAGGCCCGCTGCGTCCTCGACTCCGCAAGCGGGGCCGTCAACCCCGGCAGCGAGATCATCGAGGTGAAGGGCCAGGTCTCGTACCCGTCGCTCGACTACCGATTCCCCGCCGGCAGCGGGACCGTCACGCGCCTCACGACGGTCTGCGCGTCGGTCGACGCGGGTCCGCAGTACCAGAACATCCTGACGAACTCCGACCTCGAGGACCAGACGAGCAACCTGCCCGAGCAGTGGACGATCGTGACAGGCACGGCGGGCACGCACTTCGCGACCGAGACGGGCGCGTCGAACCTGTTCCGCGGCTCGAAGTCGCTGAAGCTGATCCACGGCACGGGCACGCTGTTCAACATCCGCCAGCAGTTCGGAAGCGCGAGCGGAACCTACGGGCGGCTGACGCCCGATCGCCCGTATGTGATCGCGTTCGCCATCAAGACGGACGCGTCGTGCGCGGGCGTCATTCGCCTGTCGCTCAAGGACTCGAGCGGCAACATCCTCGACTCGGGCAACGCGGCGACCTCGTATACCATGAGCGCATCGCTCCCGTACACGGTGCAGACGGCGACATTCCGCGCGCCGATCAATGTGCCGACCGCGGTGTACTTCCACCTCGAGTCGACCACGACCGTCAGCGGCGGCTCGGCCTACATCGATGAGATCATCCTTGCGGAACTCACGCCGATCGCGCCGGGCGGGCAGCAGATCGCGATGATCGCGGGATCGACCGACTTCCGCGTCGACGACCTCGGTCGGTTCTACTTCACGAACGACTTCGAGGGCAAGGTGCAGGGCGGATTCGACCGTTTGTTCCGCATGTACGACAGCGGCCTGCAACTGCCGTCGAACACGGTCGGGACAGAGACGATCGCCGACAGCGTCATCGCCTCATGAGGTGCGTAATGATCGTGCCGCGCGCCTGCGCGACGAGGTCGCGCGTCTGATCGTCTTCGCAGAGGTCGAGCGCGATCGTGTAGAGGTCGAGCGATTCCCACGACACCTCGTCTATGGCTCGGCATCGCGCCGCGTCGCGGCGGATGTTCGCGCGCTGGATGTGCGCAAGGGTCGTGGCGACATGGACGCGGACGCGCCGCGCGCGCAGTTTGCTCGGAACCTGTTCGGGTGATCCGTCCTGCATCCGTGCGGCACGATAACGCGTTTTTCGCGAAATGCGGTGAAAAAGTTCAGCATTCGCCGCAAGGCGTCGATAGACTGTCGCATCGGACAAAATGTCCGATCCGCGCATGATGCGCGGCAAACAGGAGACAGCACATGCCAGAGTTCGATCTGAGTCCGCTCGTCGTGGTCGCCGTCATCGGCGCGCCGGTCCTTCTCGCATTCGTGTTCGGTCAGGGGGTGAGCGATGAATGAACTCGCAACCACGAACGGTCAGCTCGACCCGATGACGATCGCGAAGGTGTTCCGCGCGAGCGGGATGTTCCCCGACATCCAGTCGGAGGCGGCTGCGGCCACGAAGATCATCATCGGTCGCGGCCTCGGCCTGACCGACTACGACGCGATGAGCGGGCTGCACATCATCAAGGGCAAGGCGGTCCTTGCGGCGAACCTGATGGCCGCCGCGATCAAGCGCGCCGGGAAGTACGACTACCGCGCGATGGTGACGGACGACGAGGCGCGCATCGAGTTCCGTCAGCGCACCCACGACGGCAAGTGGGAGACGATCGGGATCACCTCCTTCACGATGGAGGACGCGAAGCGCGCGGGCCTTGGCGGCGACAACTGGCGCAAGTACCCGAAGGCGATGCTCTTCGCGCGGGCCATCTCGAGCGGCTACAAGGCGCACTGCCCCGACGCTCTCGGCGCGGCCCCCGTCTATGTGGAGGCGCACGGCGAGACGGAGATCCCGGACGACGCGCCAGCGAAGCCCGCCGCGCCCGCGAAGCAGATGACCCGCGAGGAGCGCCGCGCCGACACCGAGGCGCTGCTGTCGCCGACCCCGAAGGCTCTGCCGGCGGCGGCGGATACGGTTGTTCTTGAGAAGCGATATCTCGCCAAGGCTTCAAGCGGCAGCGTTTCCCATGCTCTCGCCAGCGACCTTGGCGGCGAGATCCCGATCGACGGCGGGTCCGACCGCGTCGCGATCGAGCCGCCGAACAGCGTGACGCTCACGCCGAAGTCCACGAAGATCGCGAAGATTGCAAACAGCGCGTGGTGGCGCGTCGATGTCGACCACGACGAGAAGCCGTTCGCGGTCAATGAGACGGCGATCGCGGACGCCATCGAGGCGTCGCTCGCGTTCAACGCGACCGTGCTGGCGTTCTACGAGATGGCTGGAACGAAGCGCGTCATCGTGAAGCTCGAGGAGGTGGGGCATGGGTAGGCTTCAAGAGCCAGGGTCCGAGGCGATCCGCGGTCAGCTCGCGATCGTCGCGGAAGACCCCGCCGTCTTCAAGCCGCACAGCCTGTACGAGTCGCTCAAGGTCGCGCGCATCATCCGCGACGACGAGGAGAACTCGCCCGAGATCCGCCGTCTGGTCGAGGTCGGCATCGTCCTCGACCTCATGCCGGGGCATCTGAGGCCGCGCCGCGACCGCATGGCGCGCGCGCTCGGGTGCAGCGTCAGGACTCTTCTTCGCCGCGAGATCGAGTGGGAAGGCGTCGACCCGATGATTCGGTTCGGCCTTGTGCGCCGCGCCGCGCGGCTGATCGTGGCGATAAGGGCGGCAGACAGATCCTGAGTCAGCCATTCGCGCTCGCGCCGTCGCGGTCCTCCCCTGCCGCGACGGCGCTGTTTTTCCGATCCTGCAAAATTGCAGAATCTTGGAAATCGACCCAGTTTCCCCCCTTGACAGGCGCGGCCCTTCCCCCCTAAAACCCCCCAACCACAACAAGTGGTAGTAACGCTGTTCGCGTGTCCCGTCGAGGTTCCAACGCACAGCGACTCCAGATATATATAAATGCGTTCGTATCGCTTTCCGAAAGGAGCGATACGGATGCGTATCGCAGTTGTAGGCGCACGACGCGCCGAAAAGGAGCAAGCACATGACGAAGAACGAACTCGCCGCATGGCTGTCGCGCAGCCGCGAACTGTTTCCGCTTGGCGCGGAGAATGTGTCCGTCTGGTCCGCGTTCACGCAAAGGCTGGCGGCGCTCGACTACGAACGCGCCATCAAGGCGCTCGAGTCCTACGCCGTCGCATCGAGCGGGCCAGGGAGAAAGTTCGTGCCGGGCATCTACAACGAGCATCTCGAGCGCGTGCCCGACCGCGCGGACAACGCGCGCGCGCACGCGGAGTCGGCGCAGCGGGTCGCCAGCGAGGTCGCCCGCGGCGCGGCGGCGCAGCGCATCAAGGACCAGCGCGACGCTGATCGCCGCACGGTCGCGACCGCGAATCCGCTCCATGTCGGCGAGATCGTGGACGAGCTCGTCGCGTCGGGCGCGCCGCGCCCGCCGCTCAAGCCCGAGGAATGGCCCTGGCCGTGGACGCTGGCTGTCGCCGACATCCTGACCGACCGCGTCCGAGCCGCGCCGACCGAGGCCGGCTACTACGAGCAGGTCCGCGCCGACCACGGCGGCTGGGTGGACGACCCGACCAAGCCCCTGCGCCCGCTGCCCGCGCGTGAGTGGTGGCGGGTCCACGGCGTCGCGGGGCTGGCCGCGCGCGGCTTCCTGCCAGTCGGGTAGGGTCTCAGGAGGGTCCGAGCGCCCGCCGCCTTAGACGCGATCGTAGGCGGTTTGCATATGCAGTCGGCCTATGCAGCGTCCCGATAACTGAATCTGCGGCAATTTCGTCGGAATTGTGGGGAAAGCGGTGGAATTGGCCGATGTGTGGTGTATCCTCACCACATCGCCGCATGACGCGGCAGAAACGGAGACACGATGCGAAGCCCTGCTACGGTCGCGATCAGCACGATCAACCGGTCGACCCTGCCCATGTTCGTCAAGTCGATGCTGTGCCAAGCCGTCGATGACGCGGCCTTCGGCCACACGACCACCGCCAACTGGATTCCCGTCCGGTCCTTCACCCGCGAGTTCTGCACGGCGCGCGACCAGACGCGCGTCGAGGACATCATCGCGAACATCGACCTCGGCGCGATCGCGCGGGGAGGTGGCGCGTGAACGACATTGAAACCATGATCGCGCGCCTGACAGACCGCCAGCGCCATGAGTTCGCCTTGGCCTGTGCGCGGCGCGTCCAGCATCTGATGCGCGATCCGCGCTCCGTTGCCGCGCTAGACACCCGCGATCGTTGGCTGCGCGGCGAGGCGACGAACGAGGAGATGGCGCGGGCTGCGCGGGCTGCGGCGGATGCGGCGGATGCGGCGTGGGCTGCGGCGGATGCGGCGTGGGCTGCGGCGTGGGCTGCGTCGGCTGCGGCGAGGGCTGCGGCGTGGGCTGCGTCGGCTGCGGCGTGGGCTGCGGCGGGGCCTGCGTCGGATGCGGCGCGGGCTGCGGCGTTGGATGCGGCGTTGGCTGCGGCGTTGGCTGCGGCGTTGGCTGCGGCGG